TTCCGGTGTTTCAGGATAGTCCACCAGAATCCCTACACGTCCAGTTTCTAGCAGATTCGATAGCTCATCTTTAGCGAGCTGGAAAATTGACAGGCCATCCCCGGTAGCATCTTCACGCAGGTATTCCAGCGCATCGGGTATCTCTAGCTCTGAATCCTTACGGAATGCGGCCCCCACTAGGGCATTCTTTGTGCGCCCGGTGAAGTTGGTAAAGACTGCGCGTTTAATGTACTGCCGATACCGGGAGGTCTCTGTCCCTTTTGATTCGTTAGATGAATCGTTATCCGGAACAGGCAGATAAACGTGCTTTTTCTCTTTTACCGCTACCGATCCGCGTACCGCATCACGGGTGCGCGTCCATATCGGTAGATATTTGGAATAGTCGGGATGTTGTGTCGATACTGGCATATTTTAGCCCTCCATCCGGGCGATTCTACACGGCAAAATTGAAATTCACACTTGCAACGGGTTTAACAATCGGCATTTCATACGCGATGGGGTAAGTGGTAGCGTCGTTCTGGTGATCCTTTCCGCTACTCTTGTCCGGCTCCCCATTCTTGTAGACCTGTTGCTCTAAACATTCCGCAACCGTTGGGCAGGCATGGGAATTCACAAATAGCTTGCCCTTATCGAAAGCGGCATTCGTTGCGATGATTCGATCCCTCACTGCTGGATTCTGTCGCCTTGCCCTTACGAAAAAGCCCGCTTGCTCTAGTAATGCGATGTCTGAGATTGACGCGTCTACCGTTTTCCGGCTTCCCCCGCTGGCATCCGGATAGACAAAAATAGAATGACCGTTGCGTTGCCATTTCTCCTGAATCAGGGCCACCATCTCCCGGGTGTCAAACATGTTCACCAGCTCCTGTACCGCATGCCATGCTTCGCCCCGTTTGACGTAGACCGTAGCGGCCTGTTTGGTGACGTTGAAGTCGCACCCAATATAGAGCGGCTCGTTTGGCTGGATTCTCTCCCGGCTCTCGTGTCTCTCTCGGTTGTATGAGCTGTAGACCGTGCCGCTCGTGAGATTGACGAATTCCCCGTCAAGGTATGCCTTCAGCAGGTTGGGCGGATAGGTCTCGCGTAATGTTTCGACATAACCGGGCGGCAGGTGTTTTGCGTTGCTCTCTGTCGGGGCTTGTATTAGCTCATAGGATGGAGTCTTGTTCTTTACCCATTGCTCATACACAAAGCGGAAGCCTTCGGGAGTAGTACCGACTGCGACCGTATTAATCCCGTTTTCCTTCTTTTGTCGGTTTCGTGCGATGACCTGTTGCCATGCTCGGCGGGCTTTCTCAGTAGGTAGCGTGTCCAGCTCATCGACAGCGCTATCTGATACCTCATAGCCTACGATGCGGTCAGGATTGTCTAGCGTTCTGAAATACAGGGTTTTCCCGTTCACTTCGATAGTGTGCGCGGCTTTGTTGACCGAGTAGGGAACCCCCATAGATTGCAGGGTTTCTGTAAAGCGGGGATAGCCAATCGTGCGGACTAGATCATACGTCGGGAGATAGTAGGCAAAATCTCTCCCATCCCCGAACAGTTTGGACAGAGTGCGCAAGATCAGGGCATGCGTTTTGCCGGAACCAAAGCCCCCAACGAATGCGGGGAATGGTGAGGTGCTATTGACTAGATCGGACTGGGGAACGCTTGCCCGCGCCCTAAGTTTAACCTTCATTCCTGACTATCAGACTCGGGTATCACTTCGAACCCTGACACATGAACGGTTGCCGTTGTCTCTTGTTTGTCGGATTGTCCTAGTTCGTTAATCCCCAACCAGCGCAGCATGGTGACGTTGCCCTCTTTTAAGGCTACATCCCACTGCTTGCGGCGCAGTGATTTTTTGCCGTTGTCGGCATGCCATCCATAGAAGACGCGGAAAGTGACGCCCTGCTCTTCCCGGCAGTGTCGATCTAACGTGTCTTCGCTGATCTTCAGTACGTTACAGATTTCCTTTTTCGTACAGTGGATTTCACAAAGCCCGGCGATCTCTTGCCAGTTCAGAGACATACGAGGACGCCCCATTACCGCCCCGGTTTCGGTCGAATCACTCATAATTTGGCCCCCATGAAGAACGCGAACGCATCACAAAATTAAAACACACAAAGAAAAACAATGACTTATCGAAAACGGCCCAATTTTCGGGGTTTGTTTCGTTGTATGTATGTTTCTCTCTATTCATTACTAGAAAAGTAGATTATTGATCTATAGACAGAGAGTCAAATGTAGTGGTTTTCTATTGGTTTTTTCTCGGGTTTTTTCGCATTATTTTTGTTCGGAACACTTGACAAGATATAGCGCTTTCTTTACTGTTTGTTCTGTCAGGAACACTTGACAAGAAGCCGCGACTTTTGCGGAAAATCACAATACAGAAAAAGGTGCTAAAAATGGACAAACACGCAGAAAACAACGCCAAGGCGAAACTAGACAACATCGTTGCGCTGACTGAAGCGCTATCTATTGATTTCGACAATCTAGAAACCTATCGAAATGGGGTTTTCGAGATGTCGGAGGATGAGCAACAAGAAGCGCGCAAGGCTATAGAGCTGCTGATCTCTTGTGATTTAGACGACGCCGACAGCGAAGAGGACGTCCGCCAACGTATCGAAGAATCTGCGCTCTCTGTAGAGATTCGATCCGGGTGGGAATCTGTAATATTCGGGGAGCTTGAGCCGTCGGAATATCGCATCCTTTTGACTACAGGCGGCCCTGCTTGTCAGATCGTCGGAGAGCTTGGGCGCTATGGTGAACCAGAAACGGCGCGCATTCAGTTTCAGGATTGGGGGACGCCTTGGCTTGATCTTTACACCAGCGAAGAACAAGACGCGGCGCTCTTGTCTTTTGTCTCTGTTTTCTATTTCGGGGGCTAAGTCATGAAAGTTTCGGTAAATTTCGGCGGTTTCTACAATTCATGGCACGAGGAACAAGTCGAGTATGGTGTCGCACACGCTTGCGACTTGGTGGATGAATACGGCGATATTCGATGGGATGAGCTTTATGCTTCGATCAATTCATGGCATCCCTACGTTGACCAATACGCTCAGGAATGGCTTGATCAATTCAATGATGAAGTCGGAACAAGCCTAGTATTCGACAGCGTGAATTCGCCAAGGGAATACAACTTCAGAACCGATGCAATCATGGCAAGCCTGACAATTCAGGATTTCGGCAGAATCTTCGCCTACATCCGCAAGCATGATTTGAAGGATCAGGCGCTCGAAGTGATGCGCGAGATGACTACATCACACAGCGGATATATGGCGTTCTATTCCTATCCTGACCTATTCAAACGGGAAAATCGCGACCTGCTCGCCCAGTGCCTGATTGATGCAATCATTGAGGAAAACGGCGGATCGAATTGGATAGTCGAGGAATTCTACCCTGACTATTCGCCGGAATTGGAGGTCGCAGCATGATTACCAGTTTCGCCATTCTCGGACTAGGCGCTGTCGTTTTCCTATCCTTCGCAGCGCTTGGGGCGCTTGCTGACTGGATCGACGGTATCAACAAATAACGTTTTGCACCTTTGCCCCGGCCTTGTGTCGGGGCTTTTTTATGCCCTGAGCAATAGGGGGAGGGTTTCGCATGTTTTGATAGTCTGAGACCGCGTACAAAGGCCCTAGACGCCATGAAAGCGCCGGGAGGTGCTAGGGTAGCGCTTTATTTTTGCGGGCTTACAGGGCTTTTGACGGCCTCACGCAGAATCAATGACTTACCCCACCCCGGTCTAGTGGCAAGTCCCCGGTCTAGTGGCAATTTTTGCCACCCCGGTCTAGTGGGAACTTTGGCGACTTGGGATTTGATCCCCGGTCTAGCGGAAAGTTCTCACAACTTGCTCCCCGGTCTAGTGGCAAATGTTCTCACAGATGCCTCCCCGGTCTAGTGGAAATTCAGGTTGTTAAAGATTCCCTGACCAGCATGCAAAAAGCGGCAGGGCTGAGTTCAGCAGTCCACTCTAAGTCGGAAGGCTGACCTCTAAATTCATCGTTTACCGCATACAGCGGGACAACTACTCGCCAATCTCTTCGATCCAGTCTGTACCAGAGGCAGGGGAATTCGTGATCCCCGGTCTGGCGGCAAGTTTGCTCCCACCATTGTTTGAGTAGTGGAGCTTTTGCCCTTTTGACTTCGATGCTCCAGCCATTAAGACCCAAAACATCAGAGCCGCCATCTCGCCATTGGTCAAGGTTCCGGGAGGCATCAAGTCCAAGCTCTTCGCGAAGGATATGGATGACTTCTCTTTCACCGACTTGGCCCTTCTTCCGGGAATTAATTGGCATCAGTCAATACTCCGTAATTGTATCAAATTTGGGGTAAAAAGTCAATGAAATCAGTCTATTACTTCGTCAAAATTGTAGAGATTTTGATCCACATAACCGTGTTTTTTGATATGCTCTAACATTTCGATTTTGTAGTTCGTCACTTCAAGTAAATACTCTTGAGTGCCGTAGTTGTGTTCCCACTGACGCATCCCGATCTTGTGGATTCCCTGCTGGCCAGTGTGGTGATTCATGCAAAGTGGGATGGTAAACCGATCATCTGCTTTCTGCCCCATCCCTCTCCATTTTGTGCCAATCAGGTGGTGAATTTGTGGTGGTTGTCCACAGATTGCACACCCAAGTTCAGAAAGCGCGTCAAAGCGTGATCTACGCTCTTCTTTTGATAGGGGCGCTACCCTAGTACCTTTTTGCAGAGATTGCATCGCTAGTGCGCCTCCTCAGTTGATCTAGGACGGCTAACGGGACGATACGCCCACAGGAAACAGTCCGTAATCTGGCAGCGCTCGGTTTGTTGCCGCCAAGTACCCGAATCTAGAGGGTCGTAACAACAGTTCTTGCAGAACTGGTTGATGGACTGTTGGCGGGTAAGTGTTTTTTCCGGTTTTTCCTTTCTCATGCTCCGTACCTCTGTTTTTCGTTGCGTTCATCGGCTCTGCGGGTTCTCCATGTCTCCCAAGCCAGTTTTGCGGCTTCCAAATCGTATCTGGCTCGCTCTTCCTGCTCAGTCGCAGCAGCCAGCCCTTTGAGAAGGTCGATGTAGTCCTCTTCCGACAGCGCTTCGCGTTCTTGCGCTGCGGCGGTGCTGAATCCAGCAACATCGGCCTGTTTCATCAGGATGGCTAATTTGGATTTGCGGTAATGCTCAAGGTAGACCCGTTGAGACTTAGCCTTGGCAAACTCATCTGCCAATTCTCGAATCCTGTGGATAAGTTGTTCTGCTGTCATTTCTTTCTCCGTGGCAACCAGTCCTCTTGCGGGACGATGAATACCGAGCCTTCGCCGTATGGCTTTCCTGCGACGAGTTTGCCCTTCTCGTGTATGCACAATGTGTGTACATCTCCGAATACCTGACGCATTTGGTCAACTACCTTAGCTAACTCAGGCCAGCGCTGCCTGTTTGCTTCTTTGCTCATTCGCATAATCCGTAAATGCTGCTGCACAAGGCTGGCTCTTCTTCAGCCTTAAACATATCAATATCTTTTCCGCCTCGGCCTGTTTTTGCCCAAGCGACTTGAGAATCGATACCATGTTTTTCGGTATCAATTTCATGTGACTTGATGTCTTTTTCTATTCGCGTCACAGGAAAGAATGTAGCCGCACTGAGCGGGCTTGCCTCTGCAACAAGTCGCTCCCATTCTTTCACCCTTTCTAACTCTTCTGGGAATCTTTTACTGATCTCCAAAATTTCATTTTTGGTGGCATGAATGCAGGGCATACAACCCACTCGACTCATCCCAAGTTCGTACAATGGATTATGTTTCACTCCATGTTTCTTGTGCATTGCAAAACAGTCTTCAGCTGTCCAATCCAAAATCGGACGGTAATTCCATAAGCCACCTCCAACTTCATCCAACTCAGACAAGTCTCTTCTTGCCAAGGACTCATCCCGGCGAACACCCTGCCATGAATAAACTTCATGCCCTTGTTCCATTAGCGGAAAGTTCACTTGTGTAATCATCAAGTCTCTTTTCAATTCTTTGCTGCACCATCTTGTTCTAGTAGATGGAAATAACCCATTTAACAAACATAAATCCAAAAATGGATTTCCAGTTGGATGTAGAACCTTTAGTGCGCGTTCCGCAGACTCTGGAGTCCACGGATACTTCATCTTACGATTGACTGGATCTGGTTCTCCGGCTGCGATCAACTCTAGACGCTTGCGCTTTTTCATGATCCTTTCAGAGAAATCAGCTTTGATTGTTTTGATCGGAAACACCTCAGCATTTAAATACTCTATGTATCCAATAGTTGTTGGGTGTTCATGTCCGGTGTCTGCAAAAACAGCCTGTAGGTTTTCTGTATTGCGCTCGATAGCAAGCAGCAAAAGAGCTGTTGAGTCCTTACCTCCGCTTACTGAAACGATATTATTTCTCATGCTACTGCTCCCAACATGCTTTCCATCACTTTTGCTTCAGGAGGCGGGAATGGCATTGGGCCGTGACCATGCTCCGGAATCCATTGCTGCGAGCGGATGTCGAACCAGAAGTTGAATAGCCCTTCCCATTCGCCATGACGCTGTTTGGCAATCCGCATGAATCCATCCGGCTCTGCTGGATCTACTTCCTGCAAAGCTCGAATCTTGGCTTCCTTGACCGTGTTCCTTCCCAAGATGATGAGGTTGTCGCAAAGATCTACGATCTCCCCGGCCCCCTTCACAGAGAACTTGTCTGGGATTGCTCTTTCATCCGCAGCCTTTCGGGTGTGATGAACAAGGTGAATGTGGATGTTGTGTTCTTTCGCTGCCCAAGCCAACGCATCCACAAATTGTTTCTGCGGTTCGTTTTCGTTAGTCACTCCACACTTCACCAGTGAGTCGATCATCACATGGTTGATTCCAAGCTCTTCAGCAGACCAATGAATCATTGCAATGATCTGATCGGGCTTCACAGACCCAAGCTGGTCATAGATCCAGATTGAATCCCGTGTATAGCTCATCAAGCCTTCTGCGCAATCCCTTGCAGGAAGCGGTACGCCACAACCCTGACGAAGCATTCTCGCCACAGTAGCTTCTCCGGGCATCTCCATTGACGCGATCAGAACTTTCTTCTTTGCTGCGGCAAGCCACAAAGCAGCTTGACCCATCACTAGAGACTTGCCGTTGCCATTAACGCCAGCCCAGATGGTCAGTTCCTTTGGGCGAAAACGAAACTTGTCTGCGGTTTTGCTCCACGGGAGCTGATCCCCAAAGACCTCGTTACCCTGTTGGAGCCTTTCCATTGCCCCGTTGAAGAAATCCATTGCAGGACGAATGGATTGGGATTCTTGCCTCGCCATGAAACGACGAAGGTCAATGTCGTTGATGATGTTCATATTCCACCCACCCACATTTCGGTGGTCTGCTGTTTGTTCCCGTCACGGTTGGCCCATGTTCTTACGGCAGCTTTCCAGTCCCTCATTTTGTTCTTGCCAACCATCCAGCCTTTTGCTGAGTAGAAGTCCACAAACTGCTGTGCATTGATGGAATATTTTTTCTCCTTCACATACTCCGCCACCTCTGTAACGGAGGGAGGAGCGAAGCGACTATCTCTCTTCTTATCTGTTCTCTTCTCTTCTATTAACTGGGAGTTTATCGGGAGACTCTCGGGAGTTTCTCGGGACACTCTAGGGAGAGACTTCTCTTTTCGGATTAACTGTTGCGTGTACTCGTCTGTTCTTAAAGCCATTTTTAGGCAAGTGATTCTCCCATCATCGGACTCAAATAATCCAAGATTTATCATGTAACGCATCATTTCTTCGACACGCTCGATGTGGATGTTGGTAGCGTTAGAAATCAGCTCTGCATCCTCTTCCAACTCGAATGTCAGGTTGTGCGAATCGACAGTTCCAGCGATGCACTCAAGCAGAAAAAAGTACAATCCATAGCCTTCCATCCCGTACTTCAAGCGGACTTTCTGAATCTTGGCGTCATGCCTAGAGTCAGAATCGTGTTTAAACCACTTCATTTGCTCTCCTAGCCTCATAAGCCTGTACAGCCTTGTACGCCTCTAGCTCTCGACTCAGATCTTGTTGTGACAGCCTTTCCCCGGCTTTGCGTTTGCTATCCGTTATAGCGAGGATCAGCTTTTCCCTTTGGATTCGATTGGCCTCTTCCATCGCTTTTTTGCGTTCCACCTGAGCAAAAGCAAATGGACGCATTTCGTGGTTCTGGCCGTCTGGGAATAGGTCGGAAAGGGTCAGTCCTAGAGATTCCATAACATTGGCAGCTCCGCATCCAGCAAAGCATTTCACTAAGATGCGGCCATCATGGTTTTCCTTAATGGCTAGGGATGGTGATCTGTCCTCGTGCGCTGGACAACAGGCCATCCACTGACCCTTTCCTTTAGGGGTGACTTTCTTCAGTTGAGAAAGCAGAAGTTCAATTTTGTTAAGCACAAAAACTCCTATAAGGCTGCACCCTGCAAGATTGGTGGGAATTGCCGGGAGTACGCTGACTGGAGGAGTCTAGAGACGGCTCAATCAGGCAAGGTGCAGTCGTATAAAAATTCATTGTTACTCCGTATGGGCTTCCCACAGCCCTAAACAAAGCTACCAGCTAATTTCTTCTTGTCAAGCACTCTGGACAAAAAAATCCCCGGTCATGCCGGGGACAAAGGTGCTATGAAAGCCACCATCGGAGGTAGGTTCATTCTACACTAGGGTAAGGCCACAAGTCAGGTCGAACCTCTCTAGGCTTGAGTTTTGTGGCTTTACAGAATCGCCCCACATGCTCCGCAGGAATAGGCTTATCTGAGTTTTTCCACTCATGGACGGCAGAGCGAGTCAGGCCAATAGCCTTGGCTAAGGCGGTCTGCGTTTTAAACATCTCTATTGCTTGTTTTCGCGTAATCATGGGCAGCAACTCTACCTGAAATATTTTTGTTGTCAACGCTTGACAGCATAGAATTAAGGTTGTAAGGTGTTCCGTACTTCTTAACTGCAAGCAAGGAGAGTGACATGCAACACATGAACGCAGCGCAAGACGCACTACACGACCAACTTGAAGCTGAAGCTGACAAGGGCATGAACCCAGATCACCCGATGTGGGCAATCAGTGCAACCAAGACGGTGTACGAAATGATCCGCGACAGCATCAAGGTTGAAGACATCCCATACATGGTTATCAGCATCTTTGAGAAGAACTTTGACAGCACAGGCCGCAATGTATGGCTGGGCTGCATTGATGAACTGAATGAGTTTGCCGGCGAAGGCGATCTGTCGGAGAACTACGATGATTGATAATGATAAAGATCGTTTTGATTACGATGTGATGCGCGCAATGGCAGATCCAACATATCGGATTGAGATTGCTTTGCGCGATGCAGAATTGTCGATAGCTCGGCTGCGAGCTGAGTATGAAGCAATGGAAGGCCGTTTGAATAAATCCGCCACTCGGCCCCCTATTGGAAATGCGGAACATTGTCCCTTCTAGATAAAAGGAAAGTAATTATGAGCCTAACAATTCAGGCTACTTCTAGCCCTAAGCGTGAGTTTGAGATTGCACCAGCCGGAAATCATGTTGCTGTGTGCTTTGCAATGGTTGATCTTGGCCACCAACATAC